TGTGCTTTAAGAATATCTCCTGCTTCAAGCATAATATTTGCATTTTCTATTCTTAAGGCGTCGTCGGCTGGAACGGTATACGTACTTATAATTGAATAAGTCGCACTTGCAGAAGTATCTGTCCACTTAATTGTTATAGAAGCTGCATTTGTCCCGTCTATATTTGTAACCCAAAGTTCTTTTACTCTAGCATTAAAATTTGTTGGGCATGTATAGACGGTAGTTAAAGTTGTACCTGTTAAAGATACCGCAGCATTTTTAAGGCGTATAGTCATTTGGGGTAGCCTTCTTAATTGCCACTACTTTCCAATGTCTTTTCTACGTCTTCAATTGTAGCTCCCAACGCTGCATCGTAAGCGGTTAGAATAGCGTACATCTTAGAATTTTGTGTAGTATGAATAATAGAAGATACATTATCTTCAATACTTTGTGTTAGAATATCTACCACCTGTTGATGCCAGAGATTAAAGTTTAGGATAAACTCTTCTGGAATACCCGCTCGTCTTGCATCTGCAATATAGCTGGTTACGGTGTCATTTAGATTTCTTGTAACTACTTGATTAAGTTGAGCATCGGTCATTGTATCAAAATCATTATTCCTTACAAGGTCTTCTAAAGCTTCTTGAAATGCAACAAACTTAATTCTTAAGAACTCCCGTGCATTATCAGAAACCTGCAGACCCGGAATAATAAGGTCTACCCATGTATCAGCATGAGTAAATAATGAATGATTTAAAAGAACAGATGTGTCAATAATTCCGGCGTCCATTTTTCTTTGTTCCATCAAACCTTGAGTTAAAATTACACCCATTGGCGATAGACCAGTTACAAATGCAACCACAATCGCAGCTACGCTTTTATTTATAGCCATATTTATATTTTCTCCTATGTTTTTATATACCTAACTCAGAGACGTAGTATAAAAAGCCTACGCCTCTGAGTAAGTATATTAATTCTTAAGAAACACCAGCACTAAACGGAGTAGCTTCTGTACCAGAAGCATTAAGTAAGCCACTAACCGTATATTGGTTAGTAGCAATATCCGTTAATAGTACATAATCACCAATATTTACACCACCTGTAGTCGTACCATTAAGTGTAATGGTATCCGAAGCAGCTACAGTAGGCCATGAAATTAGAGATGCCGTTCCACCATCAGTTGAATCATTTGTAACAACTACTGAACCATCTATTGTATCAGTTGCATCCGCAACCTGAATAACATAGTTAGAAGTATTTACAACAGATACAATAAACTTAAACTCTGCACCAGTGCCTGTCGCCGCTGGCAACGTAAAAGTCGCTGACGCATCACCGCCAACTTCGCCCATTAGCAAAACCCGTCCTGCATGAGCTGCATTCGTAATCGTAGTGTCCGCCGTAAGAGTAACCAAATCTCGTATGAATGATCCGCTTAGATCGGTTGTACCCGCAGTAACCGTAATACCGCCAGCCGTAACCGTCAAACCACCTGAAGTAACAGTCATACCATCTTCAACAAAAACATCTTCAGGGACACGAGATATACCTTGTGTCATTTTAAAACTAGCCATTTTTTATTCTCCTTTCATAGCTAAATATTAGGATACAGTAGCACTAAACATTGTTGCAGGATTTGAACCTGCAGCACATGTTACCATACCGTTAACTGCATATTGATTCGATGCTATGTCAATTACTTCCACATAATCACCTATCGCACCCCCACCAGTGGTAGTACCGTTTAAAGTAATAGTATCTGATGTAGCAGCCGTTACCATAGATGATGCATCTGTTCCATCTGCATCAGTAATCATAATCTGACCATCTATGGTGTCTGTTGCATCTGCTACTTTAATTAAATAATTAGAAGTATTTACAACAGAAACAACAAATTTAAATACACTACCTGTACCTGTTGCAGCAGGAAGCGTAAAAGTAGCAGCGGCATCACCGCCAACCTCTCCCATCAAAAGTGTTCTACCTGCATGAGCAGCCGACGTAATTGAGGCAGTTGCAGTTAGCGTTACCATGTCTCTAGTATGCCTATCGACATTTTCACTTATAAGTCCACGTAATATAGACATAGGCTTTCTCCTTAAGACAATACTAGCCGCATTGTCACATCTGTACCGCCAACTCGTTGGTAATTCAGATACTGTGAATTACCCGATTGTTTTGGAACGGTAAGGGAATGTAGACCCGCAGCTAGTTTAATATCATTAGCGGTACTAATAGCAGCCGTACTAGAAGCACCAAAATTAGTATAGATTTCACCATCGAGGTGCATTGTTACTAAATTATAACTTGAAACATTTGTTCCGGCTGCCGTTGAAGAAACAGTTACAGCCGACTGCACATCCCAGAACATGTTATTTCCTTGTGGTATCTGTGTCATATATATCTCCTATATTCTTTCTAAATCATGTGTCTTCTTACGATAATCTGTAATTGCCGCTTTAATGGCATCTTCAGCTAAAACTGAACAATGAATCTTTACCGGAGGTAAAGCCAAATGTTTAGCGATCTGTGTATTTTTAATACCTTCTGCTTCTTTCAAAGATTTACCTTTTACCCATTCAGTAATTAGACTAGATGAAGCAATTGCAGAGCCGCATCCAAAAGTCTTAAACTTGGCATCTTCAATAATTCCTTCATCGGTTACTTGAATTTGAAGTTTCATAACATCTCCACAAGCAGGGGCACCGACAAGTCCTGTACCTACATGCCTAGATGTTTTATCTAAAACCCCCACATTATGAGGATTTTCATAATGCTCTATAAGTTTTTCACCATAAGCCATATGCTAAAAGGACGATGAAGTTGTATAGACAGAATTAGCTGATCTAGGAATATAGGTAGATCGAACGTAATCATGGCGATTAATTAATAGAGTCTGCATATTTTTTATACCTTCCTGAAAAAGAGCAAAACTCCGTTCATATAAGGGAACTTCACTCCGATATAAGTATGTATAGGCAACGGCTCCATCGACAATTACATGCCCGAATCTATCGGGAATAGCTGTCGTGTCACTATGAGCAGATAAATCTGTACTAGGATGTGTAAAATAATCAAACGATAAAGTATAGGCTTTATTTGGAAAAGGCCAAAGTCCATACGTATTATCTAGTTTTCGGAATACATGTGTAGGTATTCCACCAGCATCAATCTGAGCTACCGTATCGCCACTTGAATGGCTGGCAGCAGTCGTACTTTCTGCGCCACGGGTTGCTCCGGTAAATGAAGTTGAAGTTGTACCAGTATAAGTTATATTCTCTGTATTAATAATAATAGTACCAGTAGAGTCAAATGAAGACGCACTTACTACCGGAATTGTGGTGTCATCGTCATCAATACCACTACTTAGTGTAGTTGTAACTGTGTCATCTTCTTGTTTAATAAACAAGTCCATATATTCTTTATAGTCTAAAAACGATAAATGACGAGCGGCATTTCCTAGACTTTCACTTTTTCGTATTCTAAACGTAGCATAGTCTACATGCTTTGTATTAGACGGCAATGAGTAGCCTACTACTCCAGCGGTCAAAGTTTGACTTGCCGTAGAATGATTAAACGGCCAGCTAAACTCTCGTTGATTAATATAACGAATAGCTTGATTTACCGCATACTTTGCTTGTGTCTGAATACCACGATCATCCGTAAAGTCTGTTGAAGTAAGCTTTACCTCATTTAACTTTACTAATACATCATTGGTATAAGATAAAAATGAATTTGCCATTTGCCCTCTTTTTTTTTATAGGATAGTGAGAGGGGCGTTACCCCCTCTCACCAAGCACCAACTACGCAAGTTGATCACGATCAACTTCGTCCGCAGCTTCGGCATAGCCATTTACATCAACTAAACAAGCATAAACTCGCAGTCGGCCTTCAGTAACGTCAGCAGAAGCAGCAATCAACTTTACGTCAATTGTGTCCGTTGTCGTTACCCAACCCTCGAACAAAGAATCAGCACCAGTAATAACGTCATTGGACTGACCGTTTGTTCCTTCCGCAAGAATACCTGTAGACGTAACATCTCCACCGTCAATAATATCGTCACCTTCAGCAAAATCAATATCTACTGTCGGAGAACTACCATCAAAGGCTTTAAGAACTTCAGCTCCAGCAAACAACACAAAGGTATTTGCAGGAATTTCCAGAAGTTGGAAAATGTCACCATTAGTACAGCTATAGCCGTCGGCAGCTAAAGCGTCCACATCAAGGATAGCATCTACCATTCTCATGGCGCTACCCGGACGATGGACCTGATTAGCAGCGATAGAATTGGCACTTACACCAGTAGTGGCTTTGGCTGTCATATCAAAAGTTGCCATTGTACGTACCTCCTCTATGCTACATTATATTTCGCCGTGACTAGTCCCTCTGGACGCAAAATCTTACGACCATAGAGGTGCATACCACGAACGATATCAGCAAAGCTATCAGGATCACGATACGTTTCCGTCTTTGTGATCTGGCTTGCGGTGGCAATAGCAGAATTATGTCCACCAACAATCAATCCATAATTGGAGTTCTGATTAGCGGTACCAGAAGTACCCGGACCAGTCCCAACTGAAGGTAGGTTGTTAGAAACATAAACCCTAAAGCCATAAAGATTCTTAAGAGCAAGGCCATTACGAATCGCTCCTGATTCGCCAAAGTCCTGATTAAGAAGTCGTGAGTCCTCGTCCATCAACACTTCCATGAAGTGCGGTGCAACGACGAGCCACCGATTATCCTTGTCCACAAATTGTGTGTCCAAGAGTCGAGCCATCCTTGCCACAACCATATTAGGTGACGCAGTAGCTGTCGGAAGAGCACTAGCTCCGGGCAAACGGGGTGCAAGCGGAATTGAATGCGTCCCTGCCGAAGATGTGGTAATACTACCAAAATCACCCTTCTTGAGCTTCATTGAGGAAAGCAGTTCATCTGTACCTGCAGTCGAAACAGCCTTAGTACCAGATACCGTTGTATTAGCGGTACTTGCTACAGAACTGAGTGAAGACTGGGCAAAACCTGAAAGGTAGCCTAGAACTTCCATATCATACTGATCCTTAATGCGGTAGCCCGCACGATCAGATGCTACCGACTGAAAATTCACATGAGAATGTGCTTCTTCAATGTCGTCAACCTTGAAGGCAAAGTAATTAGCCTGATCTACGACCAGACTAAAGTCCTCGTCATCAAGGTCTTGTGGCGAGATTTGAGTACCACGGGCATAAGCTCTGACCGTGATCTCTGGCTCTTTGATAATACGAACTGTATCACCAAAGTTTGCGATTTCACCAAAGTAGTCATTATTGGTGATGTCCTCTGCAACAGAACTCTTGCGGAATGCAAGTTGTACCTGTTTAGAGTAAATTACAGGGCTAAAATTACCATTCGGTAAATTGTTATACCCTGCAGCACGTTGAAAAGCCATAATAAATCTCCTTTTATCGTACTAAGTGGGCAACAAGGCCCACAAGTGTGGTAAATATATCACACTTCAGGACATAACTTTTACGGGCCAGCTATGTTAGGTAGGATAAAAAGGGGATCAGCCTTCCATCGGCTAAATTTCTGGGTTGCTTAAAAGTTTTACTACATACTACTAGGGTGCACAGAATGTGGGCCTAGTTTACACTACCATTTTACTAAAAATCTTGTCTTTGTCAAGTATTAAATGCAATTTATCTTGCATTTCCTGATACATCATAGACGAATTGTCCGCCTCGAATAGATTCCATAATATCATCGGCATATTTTTCGTATTCTTCAGGACTTAGTTGATCTACCAAAGACTCACTCCATTTCTGATTATTAGAATCTGTCTCAGGTAAGGTTTTTGCCGATTTTGTAGTTACCAAACTGGCTGCATCTTTCAGACTTGAAGATTTTTTTCCTTGTTTCTTAGAAGAAAGCTCAAGTCCACGATCAACTTTATATAAATCAATTGCTCTAGCAGCAGACCTAGCATCTGTTTCATTTTCATATAAAGCATCTTGCACCCATTTGGGTTGCTCTTCTGCCCATGTATGAAAATCAGTTTGTGTCCTAATTTTTTCAAAATCAGGATGAAGAGCTAACAATTCTGCTTCTGCTTTTTCCCGTTTTGCAGAGGAATGTAACTTATTAATTTCCTCTAGTTGCTTTTCTAAATCTTGTGACTGTTCTTTTGATTTTTTAATTGCAATTGTTTCAATAATTGCAGCTACATCTGGATAATCTTTAGACCAAGCAATCAATTCTGCCTCTGATTTTGGAAGTTTGATTTGGGATTTTGTAAGTTTATTTAATTGCTCTTTAAGTTCTGTTACCTTTGCTTCATGTTCTTTTTGCTGTTGTTGCGAATGTCTCCGTAAATCACCATATCGCTTTTTAAATGTTTTTTCTTCGGCACTATCCGGGTCTTGCAGTTCTTCTTCTATTAGTTTAGCTTTACGTTCTGCTAAATCCGTATCTTCTTTCTGTTGTTGAATAAGATTTTCAAGTTCTTTCTCTTCATCTTCAACTGTTTTTTGGGTATTATATCTACGATCACCCATACTCACAACTTTCTTTACAGGATCAATTGCTCCTACTATATCTGTCATATTATCTCTCCAATGTTGGGGCTATCCGTAGCCAATTCGGGGGGTTAGGTAAGCCAACA